GGAGCAGTACAAACGTATAACCCTCTAACCGGCCCATCAAATGTTTGTACTGCTCCATCGATTTGACATTGCCGCTGCTAACGAAGTCTTTAGTTTCGTTTTCAAGCCTGCGAATGGCAAATATGACTTTCTCTGCAAATTCAAGCATGGATAACTCCAATGAAGCAGACAGATAGACCCCTGTCCGAAGGTTACGTGTGCATTATGCACACTATTACGCTAGTTTTACCTTCTTAAATGCATCTTTTCGGTAAACATACGTTACTCGTGGATCATTTTGTGGTGTTTTTACACTTTTTGGCGCTCCGGACATCTCCTTAGGCGCTTTTTTAGGCTTTTTTGCTGCTTTGGTTTGCATTTTTTGCTCCTTGTTGGGCATTTCGTATAGCATCTTGCGAATTCTTCTGTGCAGCAGCCTGTTGTTGCAGTGCTAGGCGTGCAGAATCAAACTGAACATCGGCTTGTTCCTTTTGTTGATCCAATCCAAGGCGTTGCTGATCCACTTGTAACTTGGCTTGGTCGCGCTGAGCGCTCTGAGCAAGCTCTTGTTCTTTCAACTTGACCAAAGGATCGTCCTGTGGGCCCATCATTTGGGTCTGAAGGCCCTTGACTTCTTGATAACCCTGTGCAACCTTCATTGCAACCATTCCTTCGCGCTGCAGCGCAGATACCATGCCTTCAGGATCAGTGCCGTAATACTGGAACAACTCAGCTTCCACCTCTTCTTCCGCCTTCAAACGGATGTGATCGAAGATGTGCTTTTGCATTGTGACTGCAACATTAGGCATTGACTGCATCATGGGGCTCAAGCCAAACAAAATGTGCGTCATGATATGCGCATCGTGCTGCTGGCCAGCAAAAGCCTTCAATGGTGAGCCGTCCAGCGCCTGTGCGTTCTCGCTTGCAGGATCCTTTGGCTTATCTACCTGCTGTGTGTTCAAAATGGTGTCGATATCACGCACACCAATGGCTTCATACATGCGGCGATAGGCCTCATACATGTTGTGCATCTGCGGTGCGCTCTGAGCCAGTTGCAACTGCGTCTGCGCCATCGTGATACGCTGTGCAACAGAGAAGATGTTGGGGTCAGAGACTGGCAATACATCAATGCGGTCATCAAAGTCACGCGCCTTAATCCTGCGGCTCTCACCGGGCACATCGTATGGGTACTCAGCAGGCAAATAGTCTGCAAAACCCTTGGCCAACAACTGAAATTCCATGCGTTGGCTGTAGTGCAAACGCTTGTGAATTGCCGACATCACCGCACTGCCCTTTTCAAGCAACGCAATCGTCGTTCCCACAGCAGCATTTTGGTTGCTGTCACCCACTTGCATGTCGGTGATGCTTGCCAAACGGCGGCCAGCATCTACGCAGAAACCAAGCAGCGCAAACAGTGTCTGGCTAGGCTCTTTGTACGGCAATGGCAACAAGGATGCAGACAACTCTGCACCACCAGCATCCATGTCCCTGAACTCACCGGGTGACAAAGGTGTATCGTCGTTTGCAATGCGCGCACCCTTGGCTTTAAAGCCGGCAGGAAGGTTTGCCAGTGTTCCAGCGTCCACCAATTGCTGCAATGCAGACGTTGCTGTCTTTGTAAGACCTCCAACCAAGTGCAAAAATCCCAAACCATAAGCACCGGGGCCTTGGACCAGCAAGTAATGCACGTAGTACTGCTTGCGGGCAAACAGGGGATCAGCTTCTTTCCAGTTGCGGCGCACACCCACAACAGACTGAGAGATTTCGTCAATGGTGACGATGTAAGGCAGCTTAATACCTGTCTCTTCGCCGTCTTCATCCTTGTGCTCAAAGCCTCTGATGTCCAGATCAACCAAGAACTCCAGCAAACAGATCTCTTCTTCCACACCAGTAGGATCAACGCCTGTTGTGCGGTCTGTTTCCTTCTTAATAATGCTCTGGCCTGTCTCTGCCGCAGTCGTCATCTGCGCTGTATCCAAGTACTGACCACGTATCACCGCTTTGCGGTAATCGTTGGTGGACATCGGTACGCGGTGCGTGATCCGCTGGCATTCGCTCATCACCGATGAGCCTGTGTAGGGGATATAAAGGTTATCAGGCAGCACCAAAGCGCTTACCATGCGGCCTTTGGCCTCGTCGTAATAGACTTTCTTAAACGCTGAGCCACCAAAACCAACATAGAACAGCAACTGATCAAAGTCAGGTGTGTACTCTTCCATCACCGTGGTGATTTGGTAGTTCATGAAGTCCTTGACGCGGTCTGCCTGCATCAATTTCTCACGCGTTTCCTTGCCCAGCACTTGCGTGCGCACAGGACCGCCCGCAGGCATCAATTCCTTAAGCGCTTGGGCTTGGAACTGCACAATACTCTCTGTTAAAAGTGGGTGCTGCACGCCGCACGCGCCCTTGAATGGCTTGGTACGCTCTTCAAACGTGAAGCCCAGCATCTTCATGCCCTTGCTGTACTGCTCTTCCCACTCTTTGCGTGAAGACTTGTCAGCATCAAACAACGACATCAAGTCAGACGAGATAAGCTGCAAGACATCAGGCTCAATGACCTCGGCCAAGTTGCTGTCATAGGCAACATCGTCGTCTTCTGCGCCAATGTTGATAACTACCGCCCCAGTTTCTGCATCAAACTCAATGTCAATATCCGAAGGTAGCTCGTCTTCCATCTCAATGGCGACATCGCCACCGGGCAAGTCGTCGATTGTCATGTTCTTTTCAATTGGCATGTTGTGTCCTTACAGATATCTGCGGTTATCGTTGGGTTGGCGCTCGATCATACCCCCATCAGCGCGTTGTGTGGGCATCAAACCTTTGTCCTGAAATAGTTGCTTAATGCTGAACGGTATGTCTTTAGGGTTTAATGCATTGACCAAATCTAACATTTGTTCTGCATAGTCTTCTGGCACCACGTTGCCTGTTCTAACGCCGTTGCCATTCATCTGGGTAATGGTGTTTGCTTTGTGTGGTAATTTGTTGGCTACCTTGGGCGTCACAAATTCAACGTTGTTAACAGCGTGGCCATTCTTATCGTACAAGCTAAACAAGCGAACTTCCCCGTTCTTTAGCGCATTAATACCATTGTCCATTGGACCGTAAGTGCCAGCTTCCGCGTAGCCACCTATTGAATTACCTAAAAACTTTGCTTGAATTAAAGAGGCTTGCGGATTAGTAATTTCGCGCCATGTCATGCCGCTTGAGTCGGTTGGCAAAAATTCCTTGGTTCCAAATTGACCAAGTTCGGCAGGCACCGGTTTTCCTGCTGAGGCTAACTTATCTACAGTGCGAACTTTTTCTTTAAATACTTCCGCTTTTGCAAAGGATGGAATAGCCTTAGCATAAAACTCAGGCACGCTCATCTGTGCAAGATCTTTAGGATCCATTTTCATTATTTCTTGTGCAAACTCATACCTCTGCATGCCAAATGCATCGGGAATGCCCATGTACGTTAAATCCGTAATGGGCACATCTGCCTGTAACGCCATAATTCCTTCTTGCCGCTTTGGTGCATTTGCTAAAGCGGGATACAGATCCGCATATTGAGCAACGCTACTTGGGCTTACATTTTCAACCAGTTGATCATCTATCAAACGAGTCATCTTTGGCTCAATCACTGTGTTAAACAGTGTCGGATTATCGGCAAGCTTTTGCCGAATACCGGCAACTTCTGCCGCTTGTTCCTGCTTAGACAGTTTGCTTGTGTCTTTCTTTGCCAATCGCAACAAAAACTCATCCGGAATAACGCTCGGATTAGCTTTCATCTGTTGCAAAATTGTCTGCTTAAACGACTCTGCTACCACCCTGTCGTCTACCCCAGCCCCTGCCTGCTTAACACGGAAATTACTTACATTCATCATCCGGTCAAAACGTTTTTCTATTTCCTTCATCGCCGTAACATCGCCTGCCCTTGAAGCATTAATCAGGGCTTGTGGAAATTGTTCTTCTAACGGAGAATCTTTTGGAAGTTTAATGCGGCCACTAATCAAAGCTTCGCGTAAAGGATCCGATACGCTGCCTGCCTTAGTCTTAAAGTAGTCGCGAAGTTTTGTATCAATAAACTGCTTTGCCGCTTCTTTGTTTTCGGCTGGTGCTCTAATAAGGTCTAACGTTCCTATATAACCTTTTATTGCCGTATCCAACGAAGATACTGGCTCGTCTTCCACGCTCTTTGCCGTTGGGAACACCCCGCCAGCAGGGCGGCGGATGTAGGAAGCACCGGGAACTGCAAGTTCTTGGTTGTACTGCTGGAAATCCTTGGCCAACATCTTGGCTGCTTCCCCTGTTTTTTCGCCAGCTTTGACGCCCGCGCGCGTAGCACCTGCAGGATTGACAAGGTTACTGGTTATATCACCAGCGCCGTAGAAACCGGCTAGGGTTGGATCGGTAGATGGGGTGAATCCAAGGCCCGCGGCCCGTGATTGTTCTTTCAGATACTCACTGCCCATAAACGGCTTCTCAACATCGTAGCCAAAAGGACGCATCGCCATCGTTGCAAGATCAACAGGCGCACCCAAAATATTCTGCGGTACGTTGGTCATGCCTTTGAGAAACTCTATCTGCCCCTGACCAGACTGCAGAGCCTGAGAAACAGGGCCTGCCTTGCGACCAATACCAGACTTTTGCGCAATAAATGCAGCATTGCTTGCCGCTTCGCGCTCTGCTGTTTCTTGGGCCGCGATTCTTTCTATCTGCTGCGGGGTCAGGCGCTCTTGCTCCACCTCTCCGCCGTCCGCGTAGCCATACACATCATATTCCAAATCACCAATCTGCCTGTCAGGGCGCGAACCCATCTTGTTCATTTCCAAAATATTGGCAGGATTAATACCTAATTGCTGCATTGATGCCTCAAGCGGCGTTGCTTTAAGCTCTTCCGGCGTCAAATTACCGCGAATACGAGCCAAGTCCGCCTGTACTTCACCCGGCATGTGCCTGTACAAAGCTTCCCCTACGCGCTTGTCTGACGGAAAAACTTTGCCGTATTTAGCTTTAAGATCCTGCCCTATCCTGTCTGTAACTTCAGGCAAATTAGGGTATGCCCTTTCCATCTCCCGAATAACATTTTCGTTGACCGTAGGATCCTCGTGGTACAAACCGCGCTTTGCTTTGATGTAAGCAACAAATGCACTGGGGTTTGCACCCTCTGTAAAACCTTCTATGGACTGAATTGCATGCTGGCCTTCATGCAACAAAGTTCCGCGGACCGTGTTCCTCGCATCATCGCCCGGCAAATCACGCACTGTTCCTTGAATTCCTTCTCTTTCTCCAAAAGAAGCCGAAGCCAACGGTGCATTCTTGCGCCTTGTTGTTCCTATCCGCACATCAGGCATGTCATATCCGGGATAAATGCTCTTAAGCTCCGGATGCGCCAGCATATCGTAGAAATTACGCGGCACAGAAGCTGTCTTTTGCTGCAAAACTGCCGGCGCATCACTGATCTCTTCAATCAAATTACCGCGGTTATCAACCAACGTCAAATTCTGCGCACGGATTTCCTCTGGTGACAAGCCCTTAGCCTGCAGGTCCGCGTGCCGCGCTGCTGCTTCCGGTCTTGCACGAACAAACATCTGTGATGGGGGAGCTGCCAAAGCCTGCAACATCTCAGATGCCTTACCACCACCTTCCAATGTTCTGCGTACCGCTGGCTCCAAAGCTCTTTCCGCAGCACCCACCATACGTCCCATGCCGGGACCTTGAGCAACAGGGGCTATTTGCAACGCCGTACCCGTATAAAAAGCAGGATTGGCAACATCCATTATCTCTTTGTACTTGGGATTCAATACACTAAAGCCCATTTGATCGGGCCGAGTGCCAAGGGCCCCGGCTACCGCTGCGTATGTCTTAGGATCGGGTAATGTGTTGACATCCCGCATCGCAGCAAGTCTCCTTGCTGCCTCGCCTTGCTTGCGAATGTTAGGATTGCCAAAAGATGGCTTTGTTAGATCTTCACCAACTTCGCCACCATCTTTCATCATCACAGGCGTAACGCTTAAATCAAGCGAAGCTAATTTATTGACAGGCTTGTAGTTAGCAAAAAACTCTTCTGTTTCCGTGCTCTTGTTCTCGTTATATACCCGATCATCCTCTTCGTCCTGCGCATCAGCCAAAGCTGCTAAAGCAAAAGCAGCCTGATAGCTGGCGGGCATGGACTTGACATCCATCTTTGCCATGACTGTTGCTTTGGCAGGAGTTGCCTGATCGGCTTGGGCCATTGGGGGCAGGGACGGCGGCAGAGGCTCACGGTCTTTTTTGGCCATTGTTTCACGTGGAACATCCTTGCCAAGAAATCCCTTGACACGCTCCACATAAGTGCGGGTTTCCGCCGGCAACTTCTTTGGGTCAGCACCGGCAGCAATCCATTTGTCCGTGGATCCCGGTCCCCAGTTATACGCAATCAAAGCCTTCTCTGTATCACCATACTTTTGCTTCATGGCCTGCAAGTAATCCACACCCACACGCGCAATCTCATCAGGGGACTTATCTTTAGCAGGAGCTACACCAAAACCCGGATCCGTAATAGTCTTGGGCATGACCTGCATCTCACCAAGGGCACCCTTGGGACTGGTGGTCAGAGTTTTACCGTCTGCTGCGTACCGCTTACCACGGCTCTCCGCTTGCTTAACAGCAGCAACTATCTCTTCAAACGTCTGTTGGGCCATGGTCCGAGGTCCTTGATCAAATATTCAAGACATTTTATGCGGCATTTCAATAATACTCAACCGGTGTTGTATCAGGCTCGTCTTCCGTATCGTCATCCGTGTCCAACGCAATAAAGTTACCAGCACGAAATCTCGTCCAAGCCATCACCGCAGTATCCACTTGGTCGTCATTGTTCCCATTAGGAAAAGCCGCGCATTCCTCTACAAGGTCCTCGGCCCACTCCTTACCTTCAGGGTACCAGATCATGCCGGACTCTAAGAGCGGAGCAACGGCATTGGCGCGGCTGACCTTATCTTGACCGGACCTTCGACCGCCGGGCGAGAACATCGTGACAGGAATGCCCATTTTACGCAGTTCCTGTTGCAGCGGAGTACCAGTAGCTTTTGCCTCAATCAAAACATTGTCCGGCTTCCAATACATGTATTCATCTTTAGCCATGCGCTTTAGCTCAGGGAAATCCCAACGGCCCTTGCGCACGTTAAGCAGCATCAGATTGGCACCCGAGTCAGCATCAGGATAGAACACGCCCCACGTCGAGATGACAGAGAAGTCAGCAGTCTCTTTCTTCGAGTACGCCGTATCGTATACCTGAATCAGATACTCACACTCCGGTGGATCATCGTACTTCCACTTGCGCCACCAGTTACGCTTCAGAATAGCACCCTCATCATTCGTTGGCTGCTGCTGCCACTGGGCGTTCCACTTCTTCAAGCCAATGGAGACTTTGACCTTTTCTAATTCATCAAGGCTCCAGTAGTCGGGCCACAGTGGTTTCCCGGACGGCAGGATGGCAGGGAACTCCAAGATCTCCCACTGGTCAGACTTCAAATAGCCCTGCTGTTTCAAGAGGCGGCCAGAAAGATCGTCTGTTTTCCAACGCGTATTAATCACAATGATTGCACCACCCGGTTGCAAACGCTGACGAGGACCGGACGTGTACCACTCCCACGTGTTCTCCATCGCAGTTTCAGACACAGCATCCTGCTCGTCCAAAATATCATCTAGCACGACAACATTACCACCACGGCCCGTCATCGCACCGCCCTTACCAATGAAGAACGCTTCACCGCCTTGGGCCGTGTTCCACCTGCCCGCCGCTTTACTGTCTACGGACAGGGCCATCTTAGGGAACAGTTCCTTGTACTTCTCGTCATCGACAAGGTTACGGATCATCCGGCCAAAACGCTGCGCTAATTCAGCAGTGTGGGAGCCGACAATGAGTTTGGTGTCAGGGTTGCGGCCCATCAGATATGCTGGGAACAGATAGCTACCTAGCTGGGACTTGCCGTGACGGGGAGGCATCGCGATCATCAGGCGTTTGCACTCGCCGGTTATTACACGATCAAGAGCTTTGGCGATTCGTTTGTGGTGTTCCCCAACAAGCATCTCGGGCCAGACGTACTGGCAGAAAGACAGGAAGTCAGTGGTTGCACGCTCCTGTGCTTCAAGAAGTTTTAAGCGTAGCTCAAGGCGAAGCTGTTCATCTTGTACGTCATTGGGTTTTGTAGAGTGCATAGGCCACGTTTTGAAATTTGCATAAATATAACCCCTGATTGCATTTAAAACAACAAGGGGGGTCTTTTGGGGAGGCCAAGTTTAAAAAGGTTTGAAATTTGGCAGAAACAGGGCGAAGGTTTAGCTTGCGCTTGACGGGCTGTTTATGGCCCTCCCCCCTCTAAAGGATGTAACCCTATACGTAGACAACAGAGGTACACGCGGGCCCACCCACCCCCGCCACCACCTATGAGGGAAAAAATAAGAAAAAAAGAGTAAGGGTAAACACCGATGGCATGCCATCGGTGCCTGTGCTATGCATACTGGGCCACAGGCCCAGTATTACTATACTCTGTATAGTAATACACCGGCTGACAAAAAAGGCAGCCGAGTCGGCTGCCTGTTTGTGATCGCTAGGTTGTATGTACATACAACCTAGACCAGCGCTTACTGGTTCACGTGTAGGCCGATCAGGTCACCGGCCTTGGCCCTTTCTTCTTCGTCCTTCTTGGCCTGATAAACTTCGCGGGCCGTGTTCGCTCTGGTCTTTGCTTCTTCTTTGCTGACCAGATCCAACTGGTCTATGCTGACCTTTGCACCTTCGTTCGGAAAGTAAAGGCTATCGCCTTGGCCATACATCCACTCATAGTCCACTCTGGTTAGAGTGATCAGGAAACCGGCCAGAGCTTGAATGTCCTTGTTGGACATTTCAGTTGGTAACACGTAACGGTTGCTATCAATTGTAATGACTTTAGTCATGATGTTCTCTCTTCTTTCTAGGGTTTAAGTTCACTGGACCGGCTAGTCCAGTGAGTGAATTATAGCACGGTTTAACTAAATGTGTTTTGTTCTGCTTGTTTGCGATACTCTTTGATCATTTGATTTTGAAACTCTTTTACCCACGCATCCCAATACAAGTCTTGTAGACCCGCACCGACTGACCAACGCAGATCGCCTTCATCTTCCATGTTTGCCACCGATTGCTTCAGTAACAAACTCAAATCAATTTTTACTTTCATGACGCTATCCTTTCTAAGAGCACTGGACCGGCTGGTCCAGTGCATGAATTATATCACGGTTTAGCGTGATACTTCAACAGTAAATGTTAAACAACGTGCCGCATCTGTCACCTTGTCGTCTAGGTTGTTATCCATCCACTGCTCAATTGCATCGTCCACGTTGTAATCGGTAACGTCAAAGTTATTTGACATCCAGTTACTGATCTGATTATCGATGTCGTCGTTGGCCAAGATGTCCATCATCTTGTCGCGCAGGTTGTTATCCATCCAGTCGTCAATGGATGCATTGATTTCCACTTGGGTATTAATCTGCAAAACTGCAATGCGTTTGTCAATGATGGCAAACAATGCTTCTTCTACGGGGCTCGGGCCTTGGGACTGGGTCACTGCGCTTTCAATGGTGTTCAACAAAACACCGAATGCGGTTCTCACTGCTACCTGATCCGTAGCGCTCAAAGTATTGATCATGACTTCTGAATAATCCAGTGCGGACTGAATGTCCATGCCACGTGAACCAAACAGATTATTGCGGAAGGGTGTTACTGGGTTTGTCATTGCGTTCTCTCTTCTTTCTAAGGTTGTATCTAATCGGCCGATTAGATGAATGAATTATAGCACTGTTTCCCACTTTGCACGAATCTTCTTAAATTCTTTTTTATAAAAATCTGCGCCAGTCTCATAAATGTTCAACCATTCAGTGGTTGCATTCCAGACGTTTTCCCCCTCATAAATAACCCACCCGTCAAAGTCACCATGGAGAACGTCCAGAGCATCGTCCAGAGAAAGCGAATACCCAAGGTCCGAGGCGCACTGGATTATTTGATCGGTGTTAATCATTTTGCGCCACCTTCAATTTCTTTTTGCAATTCCTTGGCCACCACTTCGTCCATGTATTCGGCCGCTTCGGCCTCAGTTGCGAAGACAAGGTGGTTACCGGTTTCGTCAATCCACTCCAAGCCATTGTTGGCAAAGATCCCCCACCCATCGTCCCCATTCCACATGATGGCCAAATCCTTGGGCAAAAAGTCATGCACCGAATAACCGAATTCATTCAAGTAAATGTCACGGCAGTATTTTCGGCCTTCAAGCATCGCGTCAAAGTCACGGCCCAAGCCAAGCAAAAAACCAATGTCATTTTCATGATTATCGGGCAACAGCTCAAAAGCCTTAGCGCGCAGTACTGGATCAAACATTTTCTCTATCCTTTCTAGGTTGAGCACACAGTATACCACCGCGCCAGCACTTTGCAACAAATAAAACAAAAAAAGTTAGCGGGCCCACCCACCCCCCCCCCCACCAATCAAGGGAAAAAATCAAAGAAAACAAAACCGGCTGCAGAGAAAAAACCCGCGCGCCTAACGGCGCGCGGGCCATGGGCCACGGCCCATGGAGCAAGGCCCAAGGGCCAAGCGCCACGCCCAAGGGAGCGAGCGTCAGGGGCCAAGGGCCTAGTTTATAGGGTATTCATTAACCAACCGATAAGCACAAAAAACCAACCGGCCGAGAGTGAAAAACCATCGGGCCGGTCGGCTAATTGCACTGGTTAAGCGGACAGTAATTCTAAAGCCCTATTTTTAAGGGCCGCACCGGTTCCAAACCACGCCGATTCAATACGGGTGTTGTCAGATCGTCCGCGCTCATGATCGACTAATTCAGTGACCGCATTCAAGGCCGCCCACCGCGTGCCGGCCACGCCCACAATATCGGAACCAATAGCGCGCCCGTTAAATAGTTCAATGATTCGCTTAAATGCTCGGCTATCTTTAATTTCAATTTTGCCGGTGTGGTAGGGCTTCAATAATTCAGTAACGAACGCGTCGCATTCTTCGCCCGTCATACTTTCACCGGCCAATTTGCGGGATTGAACTAAAAACCGCTCCCACTGGTTGGCCACAATGCCAAGCTGCAGCCGGACATCGTCCGCGTTGAATCGCTCAGAATGTAAAACCCTAATTTGCGATTCGCTGTTATTGACGGCCGCCGTGATTGTGTTATTGCATACCACGCGCACACTGGTAAATTTTGCAATGGTGGCCATTGTCCCGTCGTATGACGTGCCAAGCAAAACATAAGGGCGCACTGTGTCACCTTCCACAATGTCGGCCCCTTCGTTCACCTTAGCCAAGGCCCAAACCCTCCGGCCGTAACTTAGCGCGCCGGCCGTCTCCATTGTGAACCCGCCAAGATCCACAAGCTTACTAAAAAACCCCATTACTTCAGAGGGCTGCACCACGTTATAGCCTTGCGAGACTACAGCTAACGGCGCGCCGGTGTCGCTTCTATGCAAAACCTTTCTATCAGGCCAAGCTTGCGGAGCACTGGTGGCCGGTGTGTTAAATAACACAGGGCTCTCTAATACGTCATAAGCCAAACCGGCTTGCTGTGTCCATTCTTGAATTGTCGCGCCTGCTGTTAGCTGCTGCCCTAACTTATGCCAAGGGGCTAACCCTGAGTAAGCTATTGCTGCTGTTCCCGTTGTTGTGTCGATCATGTGGGCCATTTTTCACTATCCTTTCTGAGTTGATAAAAACCGGTTTTTTGTGCCGGTGCTTGAATTATACATACTTTTTACACTTTGCACGTTTTATTTACAATTATTTTCGAATTATCCGTAATTGTCCAAAAACCACCATACCAAAACCAAAATAACGATTAGTGCAATTATCACGGGGCCCCCACTTCTAGGCCGCAATCGCCCGCAATATGGTGGCGCAAAAAAGATCCATGCGGGAGAGTGCGCACAAATTCGCGAAGCGCTGCAGCATCATTTTTAGCGCCGTTTTTTCTCGTGTTGTGCCACTGTATCGCTACCGGTCCGCTTGCAGCATAACACCCGCCGTCTTCATCTTTTCCCACTTTCTTTTTACCGGTGCCATGGGCAACAAATACAACGACAAAATCACGCGCACCACGTGCGCACAATGGCCGGCCGCCGCCGCACTGCTGACAACTGAAATTGTCGGCCAATTCTGCGGGACAACGGGCAAATTGTACGCCGTGGATTTTACGCGGCCACTGATCGGCCGATTCTAAGGGCGCAGCATATACAGCGGGCCGGCCTAATTCTACGGCGCGCACTGCTTCGGCCGTTGTGTCACAGCTTGCATTTATCACTGTTTTATTTGGCTGAGGGAAGGGGAGCGCTTCGGCCGTAAAATGCGAATAGGTCCAAGCTTGACCACCACGCGGGACGCTATCAAAAACGGCCTGCAGATAATCGCTGTCTATTTGTGATGTGCCGGTTTCACTTTTTGGGTGAAGGCTGCAGCTTGTCGGGCACGTGCCATAGGTTTCATGTTCGCCGCTGCGATAAGTAACCGCTATTGGGCCGGTTTTGCTGTTCGCGCTGATTCTGACTGTTTTTAACATTTTCTCTATCCTTTCTGTTGTGAGGGGCCTAGTATATCAACTTTCACGGCCTTTTGCGTATGATATTTTCTAGGGGTTTTCACGCGTCGCACAATTAAGGGGCTGCTGTTTTCGTCCCATGGCATAACCAAAAAAGGTAAGTCATCGGCCGACATGACGCGCATAAAATCACGAGCGCGAACAAGCGAAGGAAAAGAGCGAATGACACTCTGGGAATTGGGAAAGCACACATCATATTTATAAATTGGCATTTTCTATCCTTTCTGGGTTAATCGTCGCGGTCGGTGTTCAACTCAAGGCGCGGGTATTCGTCTTCTATAAAACTGTCGTCAATATGCGCAACCCCTAAACGGGTGCCGGCATCCCAAATCAAAACGGGCAAATCTCGCGGCAAATTAGCGAGCGCAGCCGACAATTTGCCAACTGTCATACCCTTATTTGTTCGGGCATGCTTCAAAGCGCAAAACCAAACCTCGTGCGCATCAGCAATCGACGAATAAACATCGTCCATCGAATCGCAAAATTCGCGGCTGCTGCGCTCGTCCGGATCAGCAGATAAAAAGCGAACTACATCCTCACGCGTAGCAACAGCAACGGCATGCTGATAAACGTCAAGGAAAGCCACATCATCAAAGCTTAAATTTTTCATTTTGCAATCTCCTGTAATTTTTTAAATGCTGCCTGTGCTTCTTCTAAGGTTTTACAATCTATTTCATATTGCTCATTTGGATCACCGCAATGGTCTTCAATGTAATACGCCGCAAGCACCAAACCCATTTCTATATCTTTTAGTAATTCTTTCATTTCGTCACCTCTTCAATGGTGTCAATATTCCAACTGCCATAGCCCGCGTCTTCAAAATCGCCACCGTCGATTTCGCGTGCTTTATCCCATGCTTGCTGCTCGTCTTCTGCTTTAACCAAGCAATAGACATAGCTTGTACTTGCTGCAATTACTTTAAAGGTTTTCATCTCTATTCTTTCTAAGGAACCGGATCAGGCACCGGCATCGCCAGTATAGCAAGGTTTTTGTACCTTGCAACACTTATTTACATTTATTTTACTAAACCTAGGGTTTCCTCTAGTTCCCCCCAAGGCATGCCACGCGAAGGCCAACAGCGAAGGGGCTCAAGCTTTATGCCCTCTGCAGCCAATTTCATAGCATCGCTCCCCTGATACAAGCGAATGGTCGAGGGGCGTAGTGTGTTACCCATGTCAAGCACAAGAATAAAGCAAGGCCTATCCTTGGCAGCGTGCCGAGTCATGAAAGCAATTTGATGGGGACGCAGCCCAACTTTCAATCCCTTGGCCACCACTTTCAATTCCATCAAAACAAAGTATTCCCCGACACCCACCAACATGTCAGGAATACCAAGGTTCACACGATTTTCAATGCGTTCAATTGAGCAATTGACAAGGCCGGCTTTCACCCTAGCCGAAAATCTAGCTTCAGGTGTCATCTGATCCCCCCAAACCTCGCTCAAAGATGTCAAGCGGAGGCTGCTCCACTCCCGCGTCGAATTCGGGATCTTTTTCTCTTGCTGCACTTTCAATCACCACTCCAGTGTCCGCATCGATCAAGGCAGTGGGTGGAGGCCCACCATACAGCTTTTTAAGCTCATCAAGCTTGCGCTGCACCTCTTCCTTGCTCATGCTGTCAATTGTGCCGTGGCGGATCTCTTTGCGCTCCACATAGATCGTTCCCAAGGCTTGGCCCCTACGATACTCTGCTTGGACGGCTGCTGCAAATGCACCGGCATCCAAGGCTTTATCGCGAATGATCTGCAAATCGCGCATATGGCGCTCATAAGACGTGTTGTACTTGGACGCCAAGTCAGCACGATAGGCCTGAATGGCAGAGACCACATGGGGGTTGATATCAGGGTTTGTGAGCTTCCATGCCATCACAGAGGCGCTGGACGACTTGTACCCCGCCCTGATGGCTGCCTCTTTCATTGTGGTGCGGCCATCGCCGCTCACAAGCTCAGTGACGAAGGTCCATTCCTTGGCTGTCAGCTTCCTGCGCTGCTGCCGCAGCGGGGCCACCTCAGTAGACATCCGTTTCTGTGCCTTGTCAGGCATGACAGGGGGAACATTCCAAACGTCTTTTTTGGCCATTAGCTGATTCTCCACAAACGCCAACCATCATCCACCTTGCGTAGCGTGAACACCCATTTAGGCTGATGCACTCGTGTGAAGCGAAGGGCAGCGACACGACAGCTTTCAGCCTGCTTGCGCACGCCAAACAGAATGCTATCACCCGCCTCCATTTCCCCAAAAGGGTATTTGGATCGATTGGTTGGCAGGGCTATTCCCTGATCAATGTGTACCATCATTAACTCCCGTAAAAGAACTACCACGAGTATAACGAGTGTCGCCCCAAGAGTCAACCAACAAAAGCAAGCAGGGCTCCCTATAGAACTTTTGGAGGGTGTAGTGTGTTTTTATTTTTTCACTTTTCATCTCGCGGAGCCCCCCTAGAAATATTACATTGAA